CCGCCCCAACAGAGGCGGCACAAACCACAACCACCACAGCGCCTTCCACGCCGCGCACTATCATGTGGGTACATGATGACTTTTTCACCAACCTGAAAAACGCCACCAACGGTCATCCCGAACTGCAAAAACTAGTAGACAACCTGCAAAACGATGTCAAAAAACTCCGCACAGCGGTAGATACCAACAACACCGCAGACATCAACACCGCCATGAAAGACGTACAGTCATCACTTGACGCGCTGGAACGGGGGGAGTTCATTAAACAAGCGCCAATAGTCACCATTAGTGAGCATGACGCGACAAGCCTTTTCCGTTCGGCACTAGACCCCAAAAACACAGTGTCAGAGCAAGGAAAAATCAATGCCATGAGTACAGTTAACGGCATTGACGCAAAAGACAAAGGCAGGCTGAAAAACCAGGTAGGGGAAATCCTCAACACCGCGCACCCATCGCAGCGAGACATCGCCTTATCACTAGGCGCACTGGCGCAAGGCCCGCTTAACACAGATGCCAATGAGCGTGGATCCGTCATGTCTCGTGTAAACAGTGTGCTTGACCGTATTAAGACCAACCGCAACACCACAGATGCAGTTCGATCCGCGCTGCAGGACGGCGACGTGTCACAATCCGACATTGGAACACTCTATGATGCCCTCACTGCGCCACAGAAAGACTACACCGCCACAACCACAGCGCTGGCACCACTAGTTCAAGCAGTCACCCCCACAGCGTCCGACGAGTCTACCGTCTTCACCGCCCTAGATGAACGCGGCGCGTCACAGGAACAAATTAACACTGTCATCAAATCCTTGCGTGGCGGCAAACTCACCGCAGAGAAACTAGATGCCATTGCGAAAGCCGTGGAATACGACTATCGCACCATCGCAAGGATCTACGCTGCGCTGCTTGTCGGCAAACCCCTCCCCGCCGCTAATGTTCGAGATGCTATCGGGAAAACCGCCAGCGGGGACAATGAACAGCGGCGCATCTTATCGACGCTCACCACAAGCGGCGACACAGTTTCCTTCACCCCTGACACCGCCAACATGATCGCGGGCGCAGGCGAGACAGACGACATCTCCGCGTTCGCAGACATCATGGGCGCGCTGTCCGCCGGTGAGGTGACACTGCCAGAGGCCCGCACAGTGGAGAAGACCCTCAAAACAGTGGCTGTTTCCGGTACAGACCGCACGAAAATACGTGCCGCGCTATCCGACAACAGCGTGACCGGCGATAAACTCAACACCGCCAACGACCTTTTTAGCAAGATCCAACTCATTGGGCTAGATGAGGAAGTATCAAAAGGCATTGTTGATAAACTCGTCGGTGGACGAAACGACAGCGACGCAGAAGGATTTGACGCAAACAAGCAGAAGACAGACCTAGTTGAGTCAGTCAACAAAATGCTGGAAAGCCTCAAACAATCTGGTGTCGCAACCGGAAATGCGAAAGTAGGAAATAGCAACACTACTGAAAAAGGGGGTAAAAACACAGACCCCAGCACAAATGATAAGGAAACCGAAAAAGCCACTCTAGCTAACACAGGTGCGCTAGATAAAGGTGTCATGCCGCTTCTTGCGGGGGTAGTTGCCGCAGCAGCTGCAGCCGCGCTATTGGGTTTCAAACGAAACAATAAGATACAATAAAACAACGTACTGGAAAAGCTCAGGTGTTTCTCACCTGAGCACAAATAAGGGAAGAAAAATGAAAAAGCAATACCTATTGAACATCGTCTTTGCGGCCTCCACCGTAGGCGCTCTCGCCACAGGAACGGCTGTGGCTCAAACCTCCACAACAACAGTATCGCCAACAACATCAACCACGGCGACAACCACCGCCACCAAGGAGGCGAAACCCAAAGAGACAGACACGAACTACTGCATCGACAATGATTTTGCCAATAATACATTTTCAATTGGAAACTTCAAATTGAACCCAGACCAAGTGTCCACACGTATCGTCTTGGATGCAACAGGGTTGAAAGATATTGACCTGAAATTGCCAGGTTTCACGTTTAAGCGCTCGAACTCGCCGCAGGATTTCACAAAAGCCGTCATTGACGGCAGGGGTAAAGACAACAAGGAACTTTCCTTCATCGTCACCGAGCAAGGTGGCAAAACTACGATTGACGTTCAAACCCCAACTGTCGCAACGACTGCTCCCACCACAGCGCCCGCAGAGCCTGGAAAACCAGCAGATCCAGTAGACCAGGCAGCAAAGGGCTTGAAGGACACCGCAAAAGCTATTAAGGCTTTTGAAGATATTCTAGGTATCTTCAACGGAGGATCGTCAGCAAATGATGATGCTGCCACCACAACGGAAAAGCCCGCTGAGCCTACATCTACGCCGAATGCTGCCCCATCAACCAGCGCCGCCCCACGTAAGGCAGCACAAGAGAAAATCGAGCGGGTCATTGAACTTCCCACCGGAACATACAATGTAGAGAACAAATCAGGCGGCATTCAGCCCGGCAAGTACAGCTTGCGTAATAAGGGTGAAGGCGTGGCGAAAGCAATCACACAGGATAATCGTGGTGTTACTCTCGCCACCCATGAGCTAGAAGCGGGAAAGAGCCTCAACACTGAGCTGACAGAAGGGGAAAAGCTAGTGGTTGAATCTGGTGTATTCCAGCTGCAGCGCACTGGTGATGCTGGAAACACCACCAAGAAGGTTGTCGTTAGTGACAAAGAACCCTCAACTTCAACAACCACTGAGCGCCCCGCAGAGCAAAATACCAATACCCTCAAAGTTGACTTGAAAATCCCGCAGGGTAACACTGCTCGCAAAGTGAAAATGGAGGCAAATACCGTTTCCATCACTTCTGACGGGAAAGCCTCTGTAAACAAGCAAGCTGAGGCTGAGCTTAACGTTGGCGGTGAATCACACTGCCCAAAGGGTGAGGAAAAGGTCACCGACAAACAAACAGATAAGCAGACTAACCCACAACCAGCAAAGGAGACTTCACGTCCAGACGTTAAGTCGATTCCAGCTGGAACGACATACAAGGACTAGTCCGCACAGGTCTTGCCTAGTTCAAGGTAAGCTCATAGCAGCACAACCCTGAATGCAAAGCACCAAAAAGCGCCCCACAAAAACTACCAGCAGGTAGCGTGGGGCGCTTTTGTGTATCTTGTGTTCACAGCTCTGCCTGACTTGCTGACACCATCACCGGTGGAAGAGGGGAACAAAAAAGGACACCAACAGTGAAAAACTATTGGTGCCAGGGCCACTGCAGCGGGGCGCATCACCTATTTGTTTGGTGAGAGGCGGCTGCGGGAACTAATGCTTCAAATTATAGCAGAAACAACAAGGAATGCAAGTTGCGCATACTGCCATCTTGTACAGCATAGAGGCTACTGTTGGGCTGTTTTAGCGGACTCCCATGATTTACCGGAATAGGTTAGTGAGGTTATCGACGCGGTTTGGGTTGTTGCCACCTCCGCCAGAAGGCTGAGGGTTGCTCTGTGTCCTTTGCTGTGGGGCAGGTTCAGCTGTTTGGGTGACCGTTACCGTCGTGGGTGCAGCTTCCTGAATCACTGTGGTAGTTGCCGCAGTGTTGCTGTTGTCCCGCCCCTCTGCCTCACGCTCCGCTTTGTACTCGTCCGCCATTTTCTTGTTAGCCTCTTTGAGCTTGTTCACATCCTCAATGGCCTTATCGCGGTCTTCCCGCGCAATATTTAGTTGCTCCTCTACAGTTTGTAGGCGCTGTTGCATTAACGCACTCTGCACATCAGCGCTAGGTGGCGCCGTCGTCACCGTTGTGGTGGAAACACTCGCAGAAGTCCCATCAGCATGGTCTAGTTGGTCATTCCGATGGTCAATGTAGCGGTAAGCAAGGATACTGCCAGCTGAAACAATGAACATGCTCAACACTGCGATAGCAACATAGGCGGCTTTGCGTTTGCCGTCCGTATTGGGTTGCGGGGCTGGTTCATCCTCAATCACGTCCTGTGTGGACACCCGAACTGTCTTACGCGGCTGTGGGGGGCGTTCGGGAGGAGTGGGGGATGAGAAGTTCACTGTTTCCGCATCTGATGATTCGATGGAGAAACCATCGTATTCGTCATCAATATGGTCGCTGTAACGAGACAATTAATACCACCTTTTAGCTTTTCTTGTTGATGTTTGAACACCTATCACGATAGCATTTTCAGCATGCGCTTAAAAGTATCCTTTCGTGCGCAATAGGAAGCTTGCTAACATTCGTGAACTCCGAATCACTCCAACTCATGCAGGCCGTTATCTCTAAGGCAGACCTGGAAGCGGAGCTGCACTCACATCTGTAGGGTGCTTGATTTTTCGCTGATGCTCCATATAGGGTCATACACATGAGTATCAAGAAGTTCATTGCAGCCGCAGCACTGGTTTTCGCGGCAGCATCCCTTGTCTCCTGTTCTAACGATGCTGATGTGGTGTCGCACAACATAAGTCAAGACAGCGATAACTTTAAGATTGTGAGGCGAATTGTCTTCTTTAATGGGATCACTGACAACTATCTGTTGACGATTGAAGGCAAGTGCTCAATTGTCAAAGACAATGACGACAAACAGCTGGAAGTCACTTGCAAGGTTGGGGAAGACCAGTACAAGAAGCACTATCTCGGTGTTTCAGACAATGTAACATACATTGTTGAACAGTTGGAGAACGCTGATGTCAGCAAGGATAATTACAAGGTTGTCTACAAGCCTTCTGAAATCCTCAAGGATGTTGAGATTCGATGAATTTTGCTAAAGACAATATCTTTGTTTTGTCCTCTATTCCACTTATCATATTTTTTCTTTTGTCAATTCCTGGGGTAGATTACTCGTTTACTACAGAACGAAATGTAACGGTCTACGATAACGGGAAACCGGTATCTATAAAAGGCAGATGCGACATAGAAAAAGAAGTACCAAATGGCAACAATGTGTATCACCTTCTCGTGAAGTGTAAAAAAGAAAATGGCGATATAGATGTCAAAAAATTTACAAAAGAAGGTAGTTTTCCAAGCTACGAAGATGAAGTGGTTAAACAGTATAAGGGCGAGCCGAAACCTTCAATAGCTAAACAGATTTTTGGGATAGATATTAATGAATTAATTATTTTGTTTTTATCTTGGGCAAGTAAGTGATGAAACATGAATAGTTTGGTAAAAAATATCATTTTATATTTCACGTTATTTGTTTTTGCTTCATATTTAATAACAATGTATATTGTTTTTCCGCTGGTGTCCGCTCATCCTTTGGATTACTCATATACCACGGAGCGCAAGTTCATTGTTTATGACAACGACAAGCCTGTAGAGATTACGGGGCGCTGCGAATCGAACTCTGAGCAGGCTCCTGGTAGGGGTGTTTACAAGCTTGTGGTGACATGCAAGAAAGAAAACGGCGAACTGGAAACACATGAGTTCACTCGCCAAGACAAGGAGCCTAACTACGAGGAAGTGAAAATCAAAGACAACCCAGGCGTTGAACAGCCGTCATGGATTGAACAAAAGTACGGTCATGACGGTGCCGAGAAGATAAAGCGGATACACCACCGATTCGACATGTTTCAGATTACGCAGGACTGTCTTGAGAGCTTAGCGACTAAGACACGCGAAAATGCAGAAAAAGAAAAAAGGAAGTAAACCTATTGGTTTTCATGTGGTAAATTAGGGTTTAATCATTCAGCCTGCCCTGACACTTAGTTGTTGGGAGTGGGCTGGATCTCTTTTGGTTCTCTCCAATTTCCGATACCGCACAGAGGTCGGACGCTAACCACTATATGTAGTGCTTAGGATTTGATACATCCTCAATATTGTGTGTTTGTGATTTTGGGCACGTAACGATAGTTCATTGAGTATTGATGGGGACATACTTGCAGCTCAAACGGCCTTTTTGCAGTAGAGTATGAATGTTGTCCAACTTCATTTTGGTAGCTTTCCTGGTTGACGGTCTGTTATTGTGGGCACTGCCCTTCTGTAGGTCCACCACAAGATATGGGGTTGATGTTCTGCAGTTCAGGGTAGCGCGAGTGCCATGCGCCCGTACAGTAATGGGGCAAACCGCATGGTTTCTAGGGAGCGTGGGGGCTTACACCCACGCAAGCCACATGCGTGGCTCCTGGGGTCTATTCAAAATATGCTCCTAGCTCATAGCAGCGGCAGGTTATGAGTGAATAAAGGTGGCGTGTCGCCTCCGGTGAGAGAAACGGGGCTTTCCGCGTTAGAGGCGGCACGTAAGTCTGTTCTGGCACACAACGTTGCGGGCGGGTTCCCGGCAACCCTAGAGAAAACTAGTGGGCGGTATTCAATCCGTTGAGAGGTGTCAGATGACCCGCTATCAACCTATAGCCTTAACGCTTAGACTTAGCGGGCCTCCCGGAACTGGAAGACCGCCGATTACCCAGCCTCTAAGAGGGCTGGAAGAATACACCGCAATGAGTGATACGTTGTTGCGGCATGGCGGCAAGTAACCCACTTAACAGGTGGGTGAAACCGAGGGGCAGTGTTTGGTTCTTGACTTCTATTTTTACTGTTTTCCCTCCTTTTGTGGTGTGCCTATTTTTTACACAAAGCCACCACAGGGGGGATTATGAACCTCCGTCAGCCAGGCGCTGAGTAAAGGACATGGGCTTAGGTTCATAGACCTGTATCGCTTGTCAAAACCACCTTGAGTTACACACCATCTGTTAGTTTTTCATTATGGATATCCATTTAGAAAATCATGGAAAAAGTTGCGGTAGTCAACTGCCTTAAACTTTTCGTAAAATAGTAACTGTGTTTCGGTTATCAGCCAGATGAAGAGCTAAAGCACAAGGGTTCACTTTTCCACTGTCCACCCTTTCCGTAACCATGTGCGGTACCTTAAGCTTTATGACGGTTATCTGAAATGTTCAGGACATCATTGTTTGGCACCTGTAAAAGACCTTTGGGAAAATAATTAAAAAATAAAATATTGTCTGGAGCAAAAGTCAGAAACGCGAAGCACGTAGTGCGAAGCGGAGATGCGTTGCGACGGGCGGGCGTGCGCCGTAGGCGTGTGCCCGGCCTAGAAAAATTCGGTGACGTACATGTCTTCATTGTCTTGTGAACATCCTTTACATACCTTAAAGTCAATCCACATACGCTGGATTAACTCAATGTCTCTTAAACCGTCACTGTTGACTTGTGGTGGGGTTTAAGGATAAGTACACCCAATTTACCCATTGGGTACATATCAACATGTAGTAGTATATGTCCTACTACACTTTCTTTGTGTTTTGGGTGAAACAATGACCTCAACCAAAGGTTGAGGTCATAAACCCCACCCCCTATAGTCCCCCGCCCCCAGACGCACAAGACTTAAGCAAGGGTGACATGAGAGTGAGGGCAAGCAGAAACGGCGCATGTTATGTGGATAAATTGGATTGAGTTTGTTCGTCACTCATCTTGTGCATGCGCCGCGTATCTTTATGCTAAACCATAGGCAAAACATGCACAATTCACAAAAAGTGACAATAATCACATTAAAAAATGTTTATGCAGCTTAAGGGATATTTCCCTCATCTAGAATCCTGGAAATCTTTGCAGTGTTTGAGTTTTTCACAGTTGATTTCATAACTGTATGTTATAGTTTATCCCATGCGGTTGTTCCCTCAAAGAGCACGTTGTTTGCTTGGTGACAGTTCTACCGGCCCCTAGTGTAGCTGCGGCAGCTAGGGGTGTTCAGCTTTCTAGGGGGTATTGACATTACCCCCATTTGGTAGGGGTTGTTGTTGGTTGTGTCTACCTCATTGGTTAATGTTGGTGACATGGAAAAATTCAACCCATCAAAAATGTTGTCGTTCGATCTAGAAACGACAGGCGTAGATCCAGCTGTCGCCAGAATCGTTACTTCTTCTCTCATTAAGATTGAGGGAAGCAACAAGGAGACGACGGATCTGCTGGCGGATCCAGGGATTGAAATCCCCAAGGCTGCCAGCGATGTGCATGGAATCACCACTGAGTATGCCCGTGAACACGGCGCACCACATGATGCCGTGGTGGCGGAAACGGTAGAGCGGATTTATGAGGGATGGGAGCATGGTTTTACGCTTATTGTATACAACGCACCCTATGACCTGTCCGTACTGAACGCCCTTACGGGCGGTGATTTTCTTGTCAGAGGTGGGGTAGTTGACCCCTTTGTGATTGACCGCGCGAAAGACCCTTACCGTAAGGGTGCCCGCAAACTAGAGTCTGTGAGCGCCCACTATGGCGTGTCACTGGAAAATGCCCACGAGTCACAGTCCGATGCTCTGGCGGCAGCCCGTATCGCGTGGAAGCTGTCTCGTATATACCCCGAGCTGACGGAAATGCCGATGGAAGAACTCATGGAAGCGCAGGCTTCCTGGCATTACAACAAGCAGATCAGCTTTAAGAAATACCTAGAGGGCAAGGGTGAGGATACCTCAAATATCAGCACGGCATGGCCAATGAGGGGTATCAAATAGTGAATCGTAGACCAATCAACGCGACGATTGCCGCGTTTGTAATGCTAGTGATTACTAGTGTGGTGATTTTTGGTGTCGCATCAACAGCGTCATTGCTGGGCGCAGAGGGTGACATCATTAAATCAATGTGCGTTGCCGTTGCACTGTTTGGTTTTCTCATTGCTGTGTACGTGGTAAAAGACATGCCAGCGACTGCTGACCCTGATGCAACAGGAATCGCACGGTTCCCTGCCCTCCAGGGAAGTATCGCTGGCATCAACACTCTCGCCGCGTCAACAGTTATTGTTGTGGGGCTGTACACTTTCCGGGAGTTGGCGCGGCAGTATTTCGTTGCTTTGGGCGTTCAGCAGGAATACACGTCTATCGCCGCTAATCTTGCCGTAGCGGCGGCTTTCATCGTCTTGGTGGGTATGGTCCGCAAAATCATCAACGCGGGCGCAGAAGAGCCTGCAGACGAGGGAAATGGCGACAATGAAGACGACGATGCAGTGGCGGAAGAAGCATCTTCAACAGGCGACACACAGGGCATCCCTGAATCCGACAACAGCAAAGATGAAAACATTCATCAATAAGAAAAACAGGAAGAGAGCGTATCAAGCAATGAAAGACATGATTTACGGGAACGCCTTGTTTCACACAAAAATGGAAGATGGTGCGTGGAGGGCGCAGACCATCAAACCGTTTGTCTTGTGGAATAAAACGGAAGCGGAGATTAATCTATATTTAGAGAACACTGACGTTTTTAAAGGACAGCCTAACGCAGTTATGGTTGTTCATCTCACGCATGACAAGGGTGGTTTGGTTACCACATGGGATAGCAGCAATGACGAGCATTGCGAAACCCTAGATTCGCTGTTTTGTGATTGGCGTGAGTTCCTGGATATGTGGTGTGCCGCCATTGCGTTCCGCAAAAAGCCATGTTCCAAAGGCATGACACATGATGTTATTAGTGATGATAATTGGCTTGGACTTAAGCGGCTTGTCGCTGCAGCTGATGTGCCAGAGGTTGGGGTGAAGAAGGGTGATAAAGGCGGACTGGTTGGGCATCGTTCGCTAATTGAGATTGATTCGTGGGTGTTCCCAGGTTCTTATGCCAGAGACTGCACCCTTCCTAGAAGGGCTACATTGCTGTCCAATTCAATCATATTGAACGAATCATCCGTGGCATCATGCCATGTGAGCGATTCTGTTATCAGTGATTCCTTATTATCAGTGTGCCCAATCATCCACGATTCAAAAGTGGAGAAATCAAATGTGTTTGGCTCTTCTATTGAACAATCTACTGTTAGGGACTGCTGCATCTGTAAAAGCCCATATATCACTAGTTCTTTACTGGAATCCATACACGCTATGGATGACTCACGATTTGAAGCATCAACAATCGGCAACGTCATTTGCGTGAAGACCGATTTCATCAATAGTGAAATTGTTGGTGGATTTTTTAATGAATGCTCTGTCAAGCACAACAATTACGCGGCGATCCCTAATATCGGTGATGTGTATGTTGATGCGATGATCGCGCTTGATAAAGATGGGTATTTCGTTTACCACGTCGGCGGGGAAGAGAGCTGGGTCTGGAACTGGAGCTACCACACTGGGGGAATCAATGAGCAGGAAAGTAAGCAACTGTTTCTGGAGAAGTGCTATGAAAAGGCGCAATTGATGGGCACGGAAATGGATAGGGAAGAGTTCTGGGAGATCGCGGAAATGCTAACCGATGCCGCGAAGAAGCAGATTGCCTGCGCAAGTAAAACGGATTAGGAATGGTGACACTGGTTTAAATCCTTTAGCCTTCTGCGCGGGGGCGCTGCCCTATAGCGCCCCAATATCCGCAATCCTCATCGCACACATCAGTGTTATGTAGTGGTTGCGGGTGTTTGCATGTGGTACGCTTTTTCTGCACTTCATGTGCATTTTCCCGCAAGGATAGACACTTTAAAGGAGTACAAAAATGAAGATGTCAAACCCTGTTTTTTCATCAATAGACAATATCGACTGGCACCGCTCACTAAGACAAAGCAACACCGGCACCGTCACAATGGATGATGTGATTCAGAAAACCAGCATCACGCTAGGAATCATCGTTGCCTCCGCTGCCGCTAACTTTGCCTTGGCATGGGTGGTACCGCCTTTGGCGAGTCTTCTGTCCCTGATTGGCGCTATTGGGGCGCTGGTCATGGTTTTAGTGTCAACATTTGGCAACAAGTTTGAATCCGCTGGTGTCACCATTGCTTACGCTGTTTTTGAGGGGTTGATGCTTGGCGGCATGTCCACCGTCATTGCGAGTACCTACACCGCCAAATGGGGCATGGTGGTAGGGCAAGCCCTGCTGGGTACCATCGCAGTTTTCATTGTGATGCTGATTGTGTACCGAATGAAACTCATTGAGGTGACACAAAAGTTCAAAAGCTTCATCATCGTCATGCTCTTAGGCGTTCTAGCTGTGGCTCTGGTAAACGCCATTTACAGTGTTTTCACTGGATATAACCCACTATCTGGCGGGGCTTTGGGAATTGGATTCTCGCTGGTGTGTATTGTGCTGGCGGCGCTGTGCCTTATCCTGGATTTCGATTCAGCCGAACAGGCAGTAGCAGAGGGCATGCCGCGTGGTGCCGCCTGGGGCATTGCACTAGGGTTCGCTGTGACACTGGTGTGGCTATATGTCAACATCATGAACGTTCTTAGGGGCGGTGGAGACTAAAACGGAACCTCAATATTAGGTTCCTAGTCTAAAAGTGCCCTGTACGGACGGGACACAAAGCACGCATCCCCCTTCCCCTTTCTTATAGGGGTGGCGGGGGTGTTTTATTTTGCACTTAATTCACGAAGAAGACTATGATGTGAAGCTGTTGCGCTTTATCGATTTACGGTAAATGGCGTAAACTTTGGCGGAGTGCCCGAATGGTTAAGGGGCTGGTCTGCAAAACCAGTTTGTTGCGGGTTCAAATCCCGTCTCCGCCTCCAACGAAAAACACCCACATCCCATAACAGGGAAGTGTGGGTGTTTTGCGCAAGCGGGGTGGCTCTCTAGGTTGCTGGTTCTGTTTCCTTGCGGGCTGGCGGTTCCACGGCGGCGCATGTGTCACAGACATAGAGGGTGATGGTGAGCGTCGGCAAGTCTGTTTCGTCATCAACGCCATGTGCGATGTGGGTGTTGGGCACGTCTGCTTGCGAGGCGAGGATAACGTCATCTGCCGCGACTGTTCCTGTGGCAAGCGGAGCATCGTCTTCAAAGAAGGAGATAATGATGCGCCTTACGAAATCACCCTCATCTACCTCTATGGGGCGGGATGCCCTGCCGTACACAATGGTGGTGCTGCTGCGGGGCTTCCTGCCGGTTGCCAGGATAAACCTGCCTTCATGATGGGAGAGCATATGGGTTTGCTGTCCGATTTTCGAGAAGACCAAACCGTGAGGCAAAACAGGGAAAGCCGTAAGATCAGGTTCGGGTGATGCGGGGGTGTTTCCTGTGGTGACGTGAGCCATATTTTATGGGTTCCTTGCTGTTGATACCAATAATGCTTTTATTTTATTCCACCACTACCCCCGTTTGCTTTGCTCTAGTACAGACACTATTATTCCTGGTGACAGACGCCGGCGATACGCAGGCGTCTGTCACAGAGAAAGGAAGGATATGAATGGATGTTTTAACAACCGCTGCTGCCGAAAAGCAGTGTCTGGACGCAACCTGTGGTAGCCGCATGATGTGGTTCGATAAGCAGGACACCCGTGCCTTGTTTATCGACAACCGACAGCTCGAAACACAGCTGTGCGACGGCAGGAAACTCAGCATTGATCCTGACATGATGGCGGATTTCCGTAGCTTGCCGTTTGATGACGGAACATTTGATCATGTGGTTTTTGACCCGCCACATTTGGTTAAAGCGGGAGAAAAGTCATGGCTTGCCCAGAAGTACGGGAAGCTGGGGGAGAACTGGCGAGAAGATCTGCGGTCAGGCTTCACTGAATGTTTCCGCGTGCTCCGCGAGGGCGGAACTCTGGTATTCAAGTGGAATGAGACCCAAATAACAGTCTCGCAGATCATGAAACTGTCACCCGTCCCCGCCCTCTACGGTCATCGCTCAGGTAAACAAGCGAAAACGCACTGGATTGTTTTCGTCAAACCACGAACAACAGCACAAAAAGAAAACAAAGGAGAATAATAATGATTTTCAAAAAGACAGAAAGCAAAAAAGAAGAAACAATCAACATCAACTCCCTCCCATTCAGAACAAACCTGAACGAGAAACAGAAGCAAATAAGCAAAACTGCTTATATCGTAAAGGAAACAATTCCTGTTGTCGAACTGAAATTTGTTTTCCATATGACTGACCCTGGGCATCCCAGTTTCTATGTCACCAAACTGCATGGTGAGCAAGGGAAGGAACTCTTGGCGCAATCCATTCATAACATCAGCACATGGAAAAATGTGTTCGGCGTTCCTGTTGAACAGGTAAAAGAGTTCGCTGCCAGGGAAGAACTGAAAGCAGTGACAAACAACATCATCAACAATGGTCATGGTGATGTGGGGCGCAGTATGCGTTTCCTTATGAACTCAGCTGGGATCTGCCGCTTCCTCGGCGTTGAGAAGCTGCGGGAAGTGTCGAATTTCCTCATTTTCACGCAAGAATCAAGCGGAAAATACATCATGGTCCGCCCTGGTGGAAACCCCAAAGACAAGTATGAGTGGGAGGCTGTGCGCTACAGCATCGGAGACAACGATGAGGTAGGCACGCCTGAAAAGCTATGTGCGGGCAGCGATGAGAGTTTCATCAAGACCCTTATTCAGAAGCTCTATGACGAGAAAACCGCACACGATGAAGCCCAGTGAACCACCACGCCCTAGTAGCGGCACCACTCCCGCGCCCGTCACTCCTTCAACTACTGGTGGTGTGGGCGAGGAATGCGTGACCATTGGCAGCATGTTCACCGGCTACGGCGGGCTGGACATGGCGGTACAAGCCGTGTTCCCCAACGCGCACCCCGCATGGTTCGTTGAATCCGACCAAGCCCCCGCATCAATCCTCAAACATCACTGGCCGGAAGTCCCCAACTATGGGGACGTGACGGAGATCGACTGGTCTGAGCACACCAGACTTCACAAAGCAAAGAATGGAGGTTCAGGTAGCCCGCAAATTGACATTTTGACTGCGGGCTACCCATGAGCCTTGTCAACCATTTTCACAGGCAGGAAAACGAAAAGGACTACATGATGAACGATACCTCTGGCCCGAGGTTAGGCGAGCCATTCGCCATCTACGACCACGATACGTGTTCCTGGAGAACGTGCAGCGACATCTCGTTATGGGGTTCGATACCGTTCTCGGGGAAATTTCCCAAGAGGGGTATCATGCTTGCTGGACGCTCCTACGAGCTTCCGACATCGGAGCGCCCCACCGTCGTGAACGCCTCTTCATCCTGGCGTGGACTCCCAACACCCCGAGCCTCAGACCACAACGCCACCATGAACGCTCCTGGGGCGATTCGGCATGTGGAAAAGAACAACGGCAACCTAGTGGAAGTGGTGGGGGTGAAGCTACTTCCAACCCCAACAGCATCGGACTGGCGTCGCACCGACAACAAGGGCGACGCGAACCGCAAGTCACCGGCAATCACAACGATCTCAACGTATTTTCCCCACATTATTGGGGAGAGTACGAAACCGCCATTAGACAATGGGAACAAATAACAGGGCACCCGGCGCCATGCCCTGTCGAGCCGAACCGTAATGGAAGACCACGGCTAAATGCACAATTCAGTGAATGGATGATGGGGCTACCGCCAGGGCATGTAACAGGTGTAGACATATCAAGGAAAGGGCAACTACAAGCAATAGGAAACGGTGTTATACCCTTACAGGCAGCGCACGCGCTTAAACAACTACTTGACATGAAACAACAAGCAGAAAAGGGCAATCCATGACAACAACACGCAATTACAACCGCGAGCAGTCAACAGGCGTATTCCGTGGCTGCACAACAGAAAAGAACGTAGTGCCGCACAGCGAGTGGGATCGCCCCGCGCAGCTTCATCTTGCGGAGACCATCATCAAGGCACTGCCCCTGGATAACTGGAACGGTAAACGGAATTACCTGATGTTTGGCGACACCGTGGGTGTGTCGTTTTTCTGCCCTGTAACTGGTGCGGAGACAACGTTTGGCTGTGAGGTGACACGGGGTGTGTTTAACGGCACTATCCTCCCGGTTTTCATGCAGGAAACACCAGATGAAATCATCTACCATGCGCCACATGAGCTGCTTATTAACGGGGCGAGCCTATACCTGGTGGAGGAGGCGAATTTAGAAGATCAAGAGGATGTTCGCGCTGCAGAAGCCGCGCGGGAGGAAGTAGAGGAAATCTCGCACGATGACCTCAAAAAAGAACTAGGGTTAGACTAAGCGCGCGCATGACCAATCCCCCGCGTTGGGTGGGCGTTGTTGTACCTGCTCACTCACGCGGGGTTAAAACCCAGTGATATAGCGGATTGCGGGCTGGCCTTGGATTATTTACCATGAGTATGGTACTCTTGGTTTTTGAAAGCCCCAGAACGATCCCTGCACTGCGAAAGTGGGAGTAAATCGCTGGGGTTATTGACTTTACTGGGGGATTAATTGGCATCCCCAGAAATGAAAATAGTGACTGCTCTGTGGTTGCCGTGGCGGCACAGGAAGGAGGAAACAGAAGGATGTACCAGGTGAAGGTATTGCACTTTGTGTCGGTGGTGTGCTATCATTTTCTTCACGCTGCTACGGCAGCCGTGGTGACCTTAGCTTAATGGCAGAGCACCAGGTTGTGATCCTGGGTGGTGTGGGTTCAAATCCCACCGGTCACACGACACAAGCAAGCATGTCGTAAAGACTGTTTGTCGTGTTGCAGATGGGTGTAGCTCAATTGGAAGAGCAGCGGTCTCCAAAACCGCAGGTTGCGGGTTCAAGCCCCGCCACCCGTGCCAAACCAAACAGGAAGAAACCCAGAAGTGCCGTGACAACGCAAGCAAAAAAAGGGGGCGCAGCAGGGCAGGGCTGGGCAAACCTAATGCAGGCATTCCGCATTTTTAGTGCGCGGTTGTTCCCGTGAATTACGTCCGCCCGTGAACCAAATCATCATCACGCCATTGCCTAAAAACCACCGCGCAGATGGGGGTGAAGGTATACCCCCAATACCGATCACGTAGCAAAACTGATGTAGTATTGGTTTGGCAATAAAACACCCAACAAAAACACACGCATGAAGAAGGGAAGAAAAATGCATGTAGTAGACGGCGAGATGCGCTACCAAGGACTAGATGACCTTTTTGAACGTATCGCAAAGTACGACCATATATACAATGCGAAACGCGCTCTGGTTGAAGTTACGGGAGAAGAATGTGTTCGTGTGGAATGTTTATCACAAATGAACAGCGACGGTGAGCCACTATCAGTTGCTGAGTTCACCACTGGTGACAATGATGACAGTTTTACCGTGACGCACCACAACAACTACACAGACACAACCGCCATGTACACCATCACTACAGGTGTCTACGAGGTGGATTGCTTCTTGCAGTTCTGCGCCACCGGTAACGACTACTACCGTGATTTGAGCTGCGCCGCCCGCAGTGACAAACAGCCACCTCCAATGCCCCTCCCAGAAATACACAACCCCGCACTGGTGTGGTATAATCAACACCATAGCTGACCCGCCCTCCACTGGAGAGCGGGGTTTTCCTTATGCGAACACCATCAGTGCTGCTGTAGGCAGTATCCCCCATGTCGTTCCTCACGGCTGTGTATCTATTCCACATAGGTAGGTGTTCCATCGCCCCACCCTTTTGGGGTGTTGGGTTGTCAGCTTTGGTGCCGCTTTAGTGGGGTTGCTAGTACGATGAAAACCAGAACGTATTTTCGTAAATTGTCACCCATCAGGAGAGTGATTTTTATTATGGCAACGACTGCTCAGGGCGGGCCGAAGTCCACTGGCGTAAGGATGATTTTCGGCATGGAAAACGCCAACTACAAAGGAAGGGAAACAGCATCTGCGGGGGCTATCGGCAACGCAGCAAGCGCAGGCAGTATCTATAGCAGCCTCACAGCTACAAATCCGCCACAGTCCACAGGCAATGAACCGTTATTCGTGCTGGAAGACCTTGACTGGGAGGACGCGCCGAAAAGCTGGCCCCGAAGCGAACTAGGTGGAACGAAAATCGCTGTCCTACAAACAGAGGAAGACACCCCAGAGGAAGAAAACACCATCATCATGGGATACGACCCAGACGGTGATGGCGGGGCCTCACCATCACTTGCAATGCGGGCAAGCGCGGTCGGAATGAAAACCAGTGGCGGAGAATGGGCAGACACCAACAACACCAAGGACTGGACCGTCTTTGACAAAGCCTTTGGTGGGCGCGACAAATGGCAGGACTTCCTGAAAGCAGAGGAAAAGAACTGGTACACCGAGCACGGCGATTACGGCGACCACACCCACGCAGTGGACTCCATCAATGAGGAATACGACAATCTCCGCGCACGAATCAAAAATAAGGGAGTTATTGACTACGAATACGTGAGTGTGTCCCGCGATGATGACGATAGTGTTTTTGCCTTTGGGATTGATGAAGATGGTGGTTGGACAGCGACCATATACCCTAACGGTGACATGGATCCCGAAAACGCTATAGAAGGCTACGGATCCGACGATCGGAAAGACATCAAGTTATGGCTAGATGATTTCGCAGATAATAAGCTATAGCTTCATCGTCAGCCCTCCATCACTTAATCAGAACAAGAACCACCAGTGCCTTTGGTGGGTTTGACTGGTCGGTAGGCTGAAACCAAACAAATGGATGATTTACCTCAACAATAAGGAGATGTGATGACGAACGCACTATCATTAACCCCCTGTACAACAGCTGAACTCCGTAACGAACGTAACACAGTAGAACAAGAAATGCGCCCCCACACCGTAGACGTATTAAGGCGACTTAAGTGAAGCAGGTGCCACCAATTTCAAGGAAGAAGAATTGCTTGACCGCTACGAAACACTGTCGTGGCTTATCGACGAATAAAAACAACCCCCAGTAAACAGCTGGACGTTTTACACCCCAACAATAAGGAGACGCGACCATGAATACTCCAATTGCGGCAGAGCTATTCCCAGCCGGGGAGATCCTCGCTGACGAGCTAGACGCACGCGGCTGGACCCAAGCCGACTTTGCCGAGGTGCTTGGATGTCCGGCATGGTTTGTCTCGGAGATTATTTCTGGGAAGAAGGAGATCACGCGCGAATCCGCAGCCCAGATCGGCTCCGCCCTGGGCACCTCTGCGGAGTTCTGGATTAACCTCCAGGACTCCCATAGAAGAAGTTTCAGGACGACCGGGCACAGGACAACCTCAACTCCGTGAAAACCCGCGCACAGTTACGAGAGCTGCCCCCGTCCCCCTGCACAATAAAACGCGCCGGGCCTTGTTGCAACGTAAATGATAAAGGCCCGGCGCGCCACTGCGACAGAAGGGACAGAATGTGACGGGTTAGAGGTACCTGCCGATGCTATCAACGGGCATCATATCAATGGGAGAGATTTTAACCTGCTCGCCGGTCTGTGGGGCGTGAATAACCTGATTTGGGGAAATGGCAAGGGCTACGTGCTCTGGGCCGTTTTCTGACCGTTCGTAGAACACCAAGTCGCCAGCTCGTACATCATTACGTGCAACAGGTTTAGCGGCAGCCTGTTGCGGGTATGTCACACGTGGAATATTGATGCCGTGCTGCGCGTAGGCCCACTGGATAAGACCCGAGCAGTCAAACCCAGTGCTAGGGCTGGATCCGCCCCACACGTAGTCAGTCCCCAGATACTTCATTGCCTCTTTGACAATGCTTGTTGCTAGCTCATTGTCACTCTCGATAAGACCAGAAGCCTCAGACGAATCGGCGGCAGGTGCGGCTTGTGACGACAGGGCAACATTGTGTACTGTGGCGCCTTGGTTGCTGACGACGTTGTTGACTGTCACCTGAACATCTTCAAGGCTTTTCATGAAGTCATCACCGATAGGCTGGTAGCGTTTTTGCTCTTCAATGGCGTTGTTGACGGCGGCTTGCACCTGCGGGATAGCCTGAACAAGCTCCGGTGGGGCGGGAATTGTTACGTCACCGTTTTGGGTGGGGACGGTGATCGTTGGTGCTGACGGGGCTGGGGCGGGTGCGGGCTGTGCGGAAGCCACAACTGGGATGGAAATAAGGGAAGCCCCCAAAAGGATAGATGCTGTTGCTTTTTGTTTCAGTGTGTGCAAACTTACTTTTCCTTGCTTTGATAATTGATTAAGTATCACGTTCACTGATGAACGTATCACACACACCGTATCAGTTGTTACAAAATCGTTACCAAGTAATACGCAAAGGCTCCACCAACATCCCATACGTCACCGCAAAAAACACAAAACGCGCATACCGAATAATCTGCTTATGATCCGGCGCATCACGATTCAACGACAACCGAACACACGCATCATCACGCCACTTATCAAACACAATGGGCGACTTCTCAGACGGTGACCATACCTCAATCGTGGGCGACACATTATTGTCAACCTTCACCCAATTACGCTCCAACAGCTGGTTACGCAACCAATCAACATCCAAAGTCGCTTCATCCATGTAATCCATACACCCCACAATAACCACCCCGCCTCCACGTAACAACCATCAACGCAAATCCCACCCATCACGCTAGACATGCCACCACAGACAACCAATAAAGCAGAAAAGACATACCGCGCCGGGCATGTTTCGGGACACCTTTCATTAATTATTGTTATTTCCGTCACTTTTTGTGTTGGGTTCAAGGAATTAGTTGGAAAGGTGTGTATAATTGGATTTTGAAAACATGATTTGTATTAACAGCCCCTGTTTCTTTTACTGTCGCTTAAGGAATGGGGGCTGTTTTCTTTTGCCTTGGTGTCCTATGGTTCTCTCGAAAACTGGTACGAACACTCCCCGTTCAGGTTGGTTCGTGTCTGCCTTGCACAGTATGATGCTCATTGTGGAATCACCAGCAACCCCCACTCTGCGCAGCGACAGTGCCACAGCAGCCGAGGCCCCGACAGTGCCGATATGTCGTCACGCAACCAGTACCGCCATTCGCACCACAGCAGCCTATAAGAACCTCATGGCGCTGTTGCGCCGCGCAGGTATCAACGACCGTGACACGCGCCTAGAATGGGCCTCACGCACCCTGCGAATGGATGTGCCATCGTTCACTGTGCTTGACGATGACTGCATACGCATCCTTGCCGACGCGGCGCACGACTGGCTCATCATGCAGGAATGCCGAAATGCCACTGGGGCGCTGGTTGAGGAAAGCCTGTATATCACTAGATTCCTCGCCGGTGAGTGCAAGGAACTGGGGGACCAGTACTACACCACAACAACCCAAAAACAACGCCAAAAAATAAGGAGAACATACGACATGGCGGCAAAAAAGAACGACATTAGAGACATGACAACTGAGCGCGATAAAGCACTAGAAGGTGCTCTCGCCCACATTGAGAAGAATTTCGGCAAAGGCGCGATCATGCGACTGGGTGAGGAGACACGGCAGCCGATTCAAACCATCTCCTCCGGCAACACCGCCATTGATATTGCATTGGGTGTTGGTGGATTCCCCCGAGGCCGCATCATTGAGGTGTATGGGCCTGAATCCTCCGGCAAAACCACCGTGGCGCTTCATGCCATTGCGCAAGCCCAGAAAAACGGCGGCATCGCCGCGTTCATTGATGCTGAGCATGCACTAGATCCTGACTATGCCCACAAACTCGGAGTAGACACTGACGCGCTGCTGGTGTCGCAACCAGACACTGGCGAGCAAGCACTAGAAATTGCAGATATGCTGATCCGTTCAGGTGCTATTTCCCTTATCGTGGTGGATTCTGTCGCAGCACTCACCCCGCAGGCAGAAATCGAGGGCGACATGGGTGATAGTCACGTTGGTCTGCAGGCGCGCCTCATGAGCCAGGCGCTACGAAAAATGACCGGCGCTCTCTACAACTCAGGAACGACCGCCATTTTCATTAACCAGCTGCGCGAAAAAATCGGCGTAATGTTCGGATCCCCAGAAACCACCACCGGCGGCAAGGCCCTCAAATTCTACGCCTCAGTGCGCTGCGATGTTCGACGCATCCAAACCCTCAAAGACGGGCAAGACTCAATCGGAAACCGCACAAAACTGAAAGTGGTCAAAAACAAGGTTGCCCCACCGTTCAAAACTGCAGAGTTCGACATCATCTACGGTGAGGGAATCTCCCGCGAATCATCCATCATTGATCTCGGTGTAGAGCATGGCATCGTGAAGAAGTCCGGCTCCTGGTTCACCTACAACGGTGACCAGCTGGGGCAGGGTAAAGAGAAATCAAGGAACTACCTCAAAGAAAACTCCGACCTTGCAGATGAAATTGAACAGCTCATCTTCCAAAAAGTAGCAGAACGTTCACACTAACCCGCACCCAAACTCGCTATGACAAGCCCGCTAAGGGTTGTGGTTTGACGTTGGGTGCCCACACACCCACCCTCCTACTTGTGATAGAGGGTGGGTGTGTTTTGGGTTGGTGGGTGACGTAGCACCGTTTGCCAGTCTTTCCGGTAGCATTGCCCTAGATGAAACAAGTAAAGCCCCGTCTCTTTTGCGCACAGTTTATGCTTGTGGCGGTCTTGCGGGACTTGAAAACCCTAATCAAGGAGACAGGTACATGGCAGTAAGTAAAGGCATAGCTATTGGCGGGAAAAAGGCGCTGCACAAACCAAAAATCTTTGGCTACGATAACGCCAACTACCAGGGGCGAAAATCCGCTATAGAGGACCGCAAACGCATTGCAGAAGCCTCCTCTGCACAGAGCATTTACAAAGAATTAGCGCCACCCACACAGGGACTCATGTCATGGGTGGGAGATAAAGACCTACTGCATGATGTGGACCGTAACCTAGATGACGATTTCGACGGCATTAGTCTAGACGAAATAGACAATGCGACAGAAGAGCAACTGCGTGAGTATGTTGAGCACCTAGACCATGTTCTTGACGACTATGCCCTTGTGGATGAATCCGAAGCAACAGATGGCGAATCAGCACCCCAAGAAGAGGAAGAACAACCCCAAAATAAGTACTTCCCACGGTTCAACAACACTATTGAGGACAGTAAACGTGACGAATACGACAAGGTGAAAAACCCCGACAGGGACGAGGAAGAAACCGACGATCCCGACGAACTGCAAGCCGTGGAAGAACACATACAGATGGGGTCTGACTTCCGAAAAATCGCCAGCATGTACACCACCTACCGGATGATAGCCCGCATGAACGGTGCCCGCACCACAGCAGAAGAACGCAAAGACTTCTTTGAGGAACTATCCAAAAGCATCATCGGCAAGATGGGCCTGAAATTCAGCCCCAATGACGGTGCCGACATATCGACCCGCAGAAGAGAGCAAGACCACAAGAGCCGCCACCGCAGGTTCAAGAAACGCGATTTCGTCATGATGGCGCTCACTAAACGCGCCGCAGACATGGACCGCGCCGACGCGGAAGAACGACAACGCCGAGAAGAGCTACGCGAACAAAACGCTGAAACCTACAACCCCGAATCCTACAAAGCGGCGATCCAAGCGTTCGACGACATGAAGGGGCATATGCGACGTGGACTCATCAACCTGCACTCACGAAAACACAAAGCCCGCACTAGGGACATCATCGAAGCGTACAAGGATGCCCAATACTGGTACGACACTAAGGGACAGTATATTGATAAAACAAGGCAATGGTAAAAGGGTCAACCGATAAGAAAACCCTTTGGTTCCAACTGTTAGTAATGAACCAAAGGGTTTAAGGGGCGGGGGTGCCGTGTTCTGGGCTAAAAATTAGCGATTACACGGTGCCCAGCCTCCCCAATCGTTGAATGGATGGTTTGCTGGACAGGGCTGTACGGTTCCATCCCATCTTTCAAGAAGCGCAGGGCCTGCTCAGGTGTTTCCGCTTCCACTTCGTAGACGTTGCGTAGCGTAACGTTCTCAAACGCCTCGATTTGAAAAGTCTGTGTCTTCATAAGTGAACTTCCTTCCTGTCTAGGGTTGCACGAGTATTGTCCCACGCAAGTTGATATAAATCATATCCCCATGATTGCTTTCTGCGCTAATTGAGGAACCTAAAACGGGGGTAGAGTTTAGACACGCCTTGCTCAGGCGTATTCTTCTGTCGCTGCGTGTCGTATGTGACGTGCTTTTACGTGAAGTGCTAGGCTACAAAAGAAACATTAGAAAACAAAGCCTCACGCCACCGAGAGCACAGGAAAGGAAGCAGGTACAACAACATGGCAGCCCACAGGGCTAGACGAAATACAGTCACAAACACTGACCTGGAAACAACCCCAGGGGTCCGCAGGAACCGCGTGTATCGCCGCGTATCCAAGCAACAGGCCCCCACCGGCGGCGGATCCCCCTACATGGTTGCAATGACAGCATGGGCGGGCATTATCGGGGTGTCACTGAGCCTCATCGGCGCGGCCTACATCTATTACGGTTCTGACGGTCGGGAAAAACGCGGCAGGGACGAGGGTTACCGGGCGGCAACACTAGTGGAAAACGCCACTCAACCCACGGTGAGTGAAACCCTGCGGATAGGGGAGGAACAGGTGCGGGGCATGCTTGCCGACGCGCCCGCCAATAAGCTTAATCCTGATGAGATAACCAAAATGGAAATCAAAGGGTGGCAAACTTCCCACGGTGCTGTCACTGCAGCGGACGCTATCATGTCGTTTTGCTACCAGCCGTCGGTTGATGGTGGGCAGGTCTACAATTCGTTCCTCTCTACTGCGAACAACACCGTCGCTGAACCCGCGTGGACAGTCAACGCGGTAACCCCAATGGGGGTGCCGTGCAATGAGTGATCAGTTGGCAAACCCTTTCGGCATTCCAGGCAGAAGCAACAACGGCGGCATTCTTGATGATGGGCGTGGTGTCGCAGAAATCAAGGAAATGTCGGGTGCGTCATCAGTGAAGTCAGCGTTCATGCGGGTGGGTGTTACAATGCTTATTGTCACTCTCGTGGGGGTTGCGTGCTACATGGTGATAGGTGATACGTCGTCAAAAGCCAATCGAACGCAGGCCCTGGAGAAAATGCAGTCAATCAACAACGACTTGCAAAGCGTCTACCTCCTGTATGACGATACCCGTATTGAGGAGTACGACGCTTGGACCAACGGTACTGGCGTTCCGCAAGACGTTGATAGGAACTTCCGCACTGCGTACCCAGCGATGAAGGAAAACAGGGACACCTACGGCACATCCATTAGTACCGCCATGCCAGAAAAAGAAATGGCGACACGAGTATTCGTGCCCGTCGCCATGTGTGAAGCCCTAGTCACCGCGAAAACAGTAAAGCAGTGGACTGACACTCCCACACCAGCATGGACGAAACTTGATTCATCATGCCGCAAACTCGTGGAAGACATGGCAGCTTACAACGCCAACGCCACCGCATGGAACAGCAGCTTGAACACCATCATCCCCACCAGAGGCAATAAGCAGGCCCTGCCGGTGTTTACGCATGAAAACACCCAATAGGAGACCTTTGCGCCTATGAAACAGCACCCCAACCAACCCCAACACCGGCAACGCGCCATCGCAAGTATCACAACCATGCTGCTTGCCAGCACAGTGCTTATCACCATGATTTTCATGGGCCTGGCGCTGATTTTTGAGTACAGCAGCATCGCGCAAAACCCACCCACCCGAACCCCCACAGCGGACAACAACACGGCAGGCCCCGCACCCACCCACCGCATCAACAGTGAGGGAATCCCAGCGGGAACACCCATAGCCATCGTCAGCAGCATCAACCCAACAGGGCAATACTCGCTGTGCACAACAGGATTCACCATCACCGACAAAAAAGGCGGCAAGTGGGCTATCACCGCTGGGCACTGCGGGAAACTCGGTGACCACGTGTACATCTTCAACGGTGCCGACAATCCCCTACCCCCAACACCTATTGGGCAGATCACCGTCACCGGCGTAGGGGACACCTCCACTGAACATAACCCCAGCTCCGACTGGTCCGCCATAAAACTTAACGACACCACACAGCCAGAAGGCATTATGGGCTTGTCAAGCGACATTCCCACCATGATCAGCTACGCCTCCCACAGTCAACCCGGCACGCAAGTATGCAAATGGGGGATTACCACCGGCAAAACCTGCGGCAACATTGAGCAAAACAATGTCCTGGTGCGCGCAGAAGGCGACAACGGCATGGCGTTTTACACCCGAACCACAGAAGCTGCTATGTGCTCAGAAAAAGGAGACAGCGGCGCACCCGTCTACACCAGCAGCCTCATCATCGGCATCCTATCCTCAACCACCACGCCACAAGGACAGAAATGCGGACCAAACAGCAAAACCGAATACACACCCACCAGCACCATCATCCGCAGCCTCAACAACGCCACAGGGCTTTTCACAACAGAACAGACACAAACCAGCTAGACAAACTGCAAGATGAACTCCTGGCACTTATCAAACAGTGCCAATAACCCCAACTAAAACAAACGCGCCCGGCACAAACCACCACCGCCCGGCGCGTTTTTCTCTTACCCATGCCACCCCCGCCAGTAAAAAGCATCTAGGGCAAGGTGTATGGTAAGGGTGCTATAGCCATATGCCCTTAACACACCCAACAAAAAATTTAAGGAGAACGTGAACACATCATGGGAGGAAAACACCATAAGAAAAACAACCCCAAAAAACGCACTGAAACATGGAAGAAAGCCTCCTACGTGGCGCTAACCGCAACACTCGCCACCACCCTCAGTGCTCTTGTCATTAAAGACCGCGCAAACCATGAAAACAGTGCTGAGGTCAGTGCGATAGCGCCACGCAACACCAACAACCTGTTTGCCGCCAGCGCACCCGAACAAGCAGAGTTCATGGTGCTCACTGGCGTAGATGACCGCAGAAACATGGGCGGAAAATACGGAGACCCCAAAGAAATAGCGGGGACAAGAACCGACGCGATCATGCTAGTAGCAATCCCAAAAGATAATCGGCATGTCATCGCCATGTCGATCCCCCGAGACACTGTAGTGGACCGCCCAGCCTGCAACGAATACGACCCTGGCACAGAAAAATACAACACCACCACAGTTCCCGCTGAAAAAGGCGTGAAAATCAACTCCATCATCGGCGTCGGCGGGCCAGCATGCCTGACAAAAACCATCAAAGAATACACCGGCGTAGAAGCCACCCGCTACGCACAAGTAAACTTCCAAGCATTCAAAGACACCGTAGACGCACTCAAAGGCATCAACATGTGCTTTACCGAACCAGTAGTGGATGAAGTACTAGGCACCATCATCCCGAAAACAGGATGCCACACCATCGACGGAGAAACCGCGTTGTCCCTAGCACGCGCCCGGAGCGTAGAAGGAACACCAAAAAGCGACTTCCAACGCAACCACCAACAACAACAAGTCGCAGCCGCCATCTACAGCAGAATCCGCGAAAACCACAATCTCGCCGCCACACTGTCGTCGCTGAACAGCATCCGCAAAAACGTCACTGGTGAGGGTGTTGGACCTACCGACATTCTCCAGCTTGCAGGGAAAGCCACATCAATAGATCCTAAGAGCGTTCGCCTTGTCACCGCCCCCATCGACAACGAACCAAACCCCCAAAACCCCGACGTAACACTCAAATGGGACACCATCAAAAAAACAATCAATGACGCACTCTCATCCACCGCCAACACCCACCAAATCACCAACACCCAAAACACCACACAACCCATCCCACCCCGCAACACAACAAGAATCCTCATCAAAACCCAACCAGGCAACCCACAAGCAGAAACCCTCAAAAACGACCTACAACAACTAGGCTGGAACGTAGAACGCACAGACGACTACACAGGACAAGAAACCACCATCAACTTTGGACCACGCAGCGCCGCAGCAGCCATCCAAGCATCCAGCGACATGAACAACACCCCCCTACAATCAGGAGACACCAACCCCAAACTCCGCGACCTCACCGACGCAGGCCCCGTCATCCTCATAGGAACCACCTACCAACACAAACCACTCAACAACCGCACACTCGAAGGCATACAAGTCCCCACACCCAACAGCGGCACCACAGCACACGACTACATCCCCACCGACCTAACAGACACCCCCACAAGAGAAGTCAACCCCACATAACCAACAACAACCCCGGCGCGCCGGGTGAGATGAAGTAAATCCGCTTGCCTTCATATCCCTAGAAGATAGGGGTGTGGGGTGGGTGGATTTTTGTTTTCACACCCTTTTGTTTTTCTTTGCTGTTTGCGCAGGTTAATTACGGTTTCGATTAACTGATAAGTGTGTTGTGTTAGCATTTTTCGCAGTTAGAAAAGTGTTCATCAAAAGGTTTGGTAAAGAGGGTTTTGTATGAGAAAAGCGGGGACTGATCCATATGGGGAAATTGACCCACCAGAGGGCAGTGATTTTGACATTTTAGAAAATCGCGGAATAT